CCCCGGCCTCTTGGCCTCCTCGATAAGTTGCTTGGTCATACTCACAGGGACCTTGTAGTCCTTCATCAGCTTCTCGGCGAGCCAATCGGAGTTGAACTCTCTACGCGGCACGCTCACATTGACCTGAACGCTGAACTTGCCACTCTCAGCCAATACGTGGTTTCCCGGAGTGGTGATCGTTTTTGGGTCGTCTATCATCTCTTCCTTGATCATGGTTTCGAGAAGCTTCTCGTACTTCTTCTCGGCCATCTGTTGAACCTTCTTCCACAATATCAACAGTGCGAAACTCTTGCCTCTGTTCGTCTTGTCAGGGAACTTCAGACGCTCGGGCATTCCCTCAACGTCCATAACGATCTGCGCTTGGTAACTAAGTTCGTCTGTCATGCTACTCTCCTGTTTTGTGTGTCTCACACACGATAAACATGAAACTACTTGCATCCGGTGCGTGTGTAACAATCTGAGCCACAACCTTCTTCAGATTGTACAAACTCTCCGGGTTGCACTCAATCTCCTTTTCCGCTCCGTCGGGATAGTTCACTGTCACCTTCACGTTGTACTTGCTCATCTTCAAGCATCCTAAGTTTTCTCTTCAGATGACTAACCAACGACATGAATACTTCACCACTCTCCCTTGGCTCAGCCGCACTAGAAGCAACAATGAGAGCGGTAAACATCATCATGGTGGCTGTGGCACTGGCGAACGCTTCCTGTTCGGTAGACCCGGCTATCTCATGCCGCGTTACCGTATCCTTCAGCCAAAGTCTCAGCTTCTCGTCTGCCCAATTCTCGATATCCTTCTTGATCCTAGGATCGACCATCTCATCCTCCAAAGGTCATAAGCGTTATCACAACAGTGAATATGGCTACAGCTATCGCAGCTACCGTGAAGGCCATAATCTTCGCGGCAGACAGATCATCCTCGTACATCATCACTCCTTGTTTGTGTGTCTCACACAGAGAACTTCGATAGTTTTCTCGTACTCAAACAACTCGGCCTCAGGGTTAATTTTCTGGGTAAGCCTACCGCTAACAACGTCCCAACACGCTAGCCTGAGTGGAACAACACAACCATAGCTTCTATTCCACTGCCTCTCCATCAAGCTACGTAGCTTCCTTGGGTTTGGATAAGAGTACATCGATCTCTCCCTGCAATCGCTCGATCTCTGCCCTCAACAGCATGTCACCACCATTCCGCTTCCAGATCTCCAACTCTATACGCAACTGTGCAACCTCTTCATCGCGAGCCTGCCAGCCATTGGCATATGCTGCACGCTCACCTGGAGACATGACCCTTTCTCCATTCATCTATTTGCCCTCTTGTTGATGATCTCACGTCGCCTACCACTCGGAGCAACGGTCACAGTCTTCACCGTACCGTTACTCAACACCTGCGTGAACGTTCCATAGGTCCGCGTGAAATCATACGCGGTCCATATCTTGACCTCACCCCTACGTGTCACCTCGATTAACGGCACTTGTGCCGTTAGTCCTTCCAACGCCACAAAGTCTTTGAGCCTGTCCAACGGCAACGGCCCCCGCCATGCATATCGAGATCCTACCATTGTTTCTGCCTCGCAAATAGAGCAGTCTCTTTCATCTTCTTAATCGGCAGTAAGGCATCGAGGTCGTAGTATACCTCACCACTCGTGTTACTCACAACACTGTACGAATATGTGTGAGACTTACTGATCCAGTCAAGCCCCTGTGCGAAATGCTCGGTGTACTCATCATCCGTCATAATCGCATTCTGGATCTGTACTATGTCATTCGCGACCAGATCGAAGTATTGCGGCACATGCTTCTCAGGTGACATCCTCTTCTGATTGATAAACCATAAGATCATTTCCAACCGCCTAATTGCTGCTTTGGCAGCAACCTCGGCCTTATCCAAGTTGTCCATGATCATTCTGCTTCCTTGTGTGTCACAAACGGAACCAAGTCTCGGTTCAGTCCCTTCTCTCTGGTCCACTCACACACAGTACAATCACCACCATCCGTGATAATCACACGTTTAGTGATGCCAAACCGCACTGCTACATTGTTGGTATAGTGCTGAAACGCCTTCACGGCCTCTTCAGCCGACACGAAGTGTCTCACCCGCTCTTGGATGTCACCATCCAGCCACTGGTACACAGAAAATTCATCGACGCTCATTGTGATTGCTCCTGTTTTGTGTGTCTCACACGGAAGTTCAGGTCCGTGGTCGCAAAGTTCTGGTGTATGCATTATGATATCAGAATGCATACACGCTGTCAAGCACTATTTTTCGTGAAAGTCCAACTATTTTTTGTGATGTCTGCAATACAAAATGGAATGTATCTTGGCCAACGCAGTTAGCTCAGGAACGTCCCGCGTCATACGGATTAACAGTTGACACAACTTCAGTTGTATATACGTCCGCATACCTACCTCCATAAAAAAGAGGCACGGAGGGTGCTAGGTCCCATCCGTGCCCAAGTTGCGGGACACCGGCTCTCGGGGGGTTTCCCGGCCGATGTTCCCGGAGAGATGGGGCTTGTGTGTCTCACACAAGCCCCCTATTCGCGTTTACGCGGCGGCCTCCTCCCCGCTACCATTGCGCTGTATTGCCGCATCACATGCCTCGGCCAAAGCCTCAATAGCCGTAGCAAGCTCGTCGCCGAAATCCTTCAGCTTGCCAAGCGCCGTTGTGATGCTCTGTACCGCGCTGATCACATCCTTCTCATTGAGAGGATTAATTTCCTTCGCGCTTTGCGCCCTCGTCGGAATTGCCTTGTTCCGACTTGCCGCACCGATCCTCGCGAGTTCAGTGAAGCTTGGGATTTTAGTCAGCTTGACTTGTTTCCCATTGTCCACCACTTCGCGCTTCTCGTTCAGCGACACCTTGTCAACGTCGAAGTGTTCCTTCACCGCCTTGCCGGTCAGCATAAGGTGCCCTGTCACCTTATCCTCTTCCGCCTGAATACCCTTGAGTACCAGGGCATCCGCAGCTTTGATGCACTTCGTCATAGCCGCAGCGAAGTTAGAACGGAAGTTCTCCTTCGCTTGGAACCCTGGGAGATTTTTGTCCTCCTTAGGCTGCGGAAGATATTCCTTAGTCCACGGGGCGAGTTCATACCTTTGGACCCCATCCTCCCCAGTCTTTGCCACTTTGAGGCCAATCACAACCTCACACCTCTGCCTCAAGTCTCTCAGCTTCTCGCCCTTCTCCTGATAGATATCCTCAAGCTTGATATTCTTGTCAATTGACGCTGCCTTCGCGAATGCCACGGTCATGATTTTCAAGGCATGGCCCTTCTGCCGATTGGTCTGGTCTTCGAGATTAGCAATCTCGCTTTCGAGATCCTTAGTCTCTTTCCAGGCCATAACAGCCTGTTGACCAACATCAGTTGCGAGTGCCCTAGGATTGATGTACGCTTGAACCTGCTTTGATGCTTCCGCCACGGTCTTAGTCTCCTTTATGAGTTTGTCTACAGTTGCCTTAGAGGCGAGTGTTACGGGCTTCTTTGCCATGACTAACGTTCCTGTTTTCGCGTTTCAGTTGATCGGTTGATCAACTGTATGCATCCTCGCACGTTTGTGTGTCACACACAAGCGTTATTTTTCGGGTGCGACACTTTGTCGCACATCATTTCCGATCTCATCCATAGCACACAAGGCAATAGCAAACGCGCGGAAATCGTACTCTTTCCACACGTTGCGGTTGCCTTGAACTTGTACTGCATAGTTAAACGTGTTCAAGAGTGAACACATCGAGTGCAATCTTACCTCATCTTTCTCCCTTACAACACGAGCCACAACGTGACTCATTTCAACTTCAGGCTGTATAGGATTATCTGCCATGCATTTATTCCTGTTTTGTGTGGCATTTGTGCCACAAGACAACGATCATAGGCTCATTTTCCTTCCTGTGTCAAGTGTTTTCTTTTGTGTGTGTCACACAAAACCATTTTCCTCCCTGTTTTCGACGCAACGAGATCAAAGGTCCGAAAACATGGGCGATTTTGGGCGCAAATCTGTGACATTTTTGTCACAGTGGCATAAATATCACGCTGTTTTCGGGTCACAGTGTTGCAAAAATGTCACACTCGAAGCGTTGCAGAAATGTCACTGTTGCCGAAATGTCACACTCCGGTGGTGTGACCCGACTGCAACAGGTGTGGCATTTGCGCCACTGTGGTATTTTCGCACCGTGGCTTTTGGGCCACGGTGCGTGTCGTGGAGGCAACAGTGACAAATTTGTCACTGTTGCTGATTTGTCACTGTGGCTGATTGATCAACGTGTTCAATTCCGCCCCAATGCCAGTGTTTCGAAAGTGCCCGGCCTTCGTCACAGAGGGCCAGACCCCAGTCTTGCACGCGGTTTGCAACTTGGCGGAGAGTACCGCCTTGCTAGCGCAAACCGCCTTAGCGGAGGCCTCAAGGTCAGGAAAGTCACTGATTTCATACACAGTGACAGTGCGTGTCACTTCCTGCTTCGCAAAGCCTGAACCAGTCAGAAGCAGGAGGGCGATTGCAGTCAACTTCACAAGCTTGAACATGGTTTTTAGTCCTGTTTTGAGTGTCACACACAGGAACCATTTCCTATGTGTGTCTTGCGGCACTTGCCTTGCTTCGCTCCCCTTGTGAATGCATTCCTAGTCGCGAAGCTTCATATTGGACTTATTTTCCTCCAGGAACGTGAGAATTTGTTCCTTATGCTCTAGGAGGAAAATCCACGCCTCATAGTAAAGCGTAGTCGGATATCTTGAGCCCATGTAAACGGACATTCCGCCGGACTGCCCGATTTTCATAGAAAACGGCCTAGATAGCGCCTTCGCTTTCAAGGCGGCGTTTTCCGTCCTAAGCCGCTCCAGTTCCATTTCCTGGTCGCGTTTGATATCTCGGAGAACTGCCATGTTAGCCCTCCACCTTGAGCCACTGGCCGTCGGCCTGTTTCGCGTATTTCTGACCTAGGCCGGTTCCAGTCTGGCCTATGCCATAGGTGCGCCAAGAACGTTCTGACATAAACGCCCACGGCCCTACGCTTGTTTTCCCATCATAGAACGTATCGTAAATGGGGAGGCCGAAATCATCATTGGACGGAATGTAGCCTGTCCAATAACGACGATTTTCAACTTTGAGTTTAGTTGTCATGCTAGGTTTTCCTTCCTGTGTGAGACACACAAGGGGAGCAAAGCAAGACAAGTGCCGATTATGGGGTTCTCGTATTCCCCAAGGGGGTTCGCGTCGCTAGGGCTCTCCAGCCCATCATTGCCTTGCGCGAACCGCTTTCAAAGAACTCTAGCGGGGACCAGTCGCACCTCAAGAGTGGCCACGGAGGGCCGGGGAGGGCTTGGAACTCAGTCGCTAGCAACACGATCAACCTAGCACCTCCCCAGCGCGTGTCAAGCGGCAATTTGTCGCACCCCAATCCTAGGCTAATTTGCCTAAAAACCCCCCTGCGACAATATGTCACACCCTTTATGCTCACATTCGCGTGATTATGCATTTTTGTGTATTGACACGTTTCCTGGGGTTTTAAGGCCCGTGGGCGCGTTTTGCGCTTCCCGTGGATGATTGCACCTAGAATGGAAAATAACGCGCCGCCGGGCATTTCTGTGGGTCGTGTTAAGTCGTTGATTTTGCTCAGGAATTTCTGTCAAATCACAAGTTCGTGAGCGCCGTTTAGGCGCGGGTCAAAATTCCTGTCAAGGCCTAATCCGGCAATTCACAACTTTTTACGTGCGGCATTTTGTCACATCTTGTGTGCGACACACAGGTATTGATTCCTACAGGTCGCGGACGCAAATCCTAGGACTGATCTCCGCCATGTGTGGGATTTCCGTCCTACGAATATATGCATTCTGTCCTAGGATTAAAATCCGCAATATCGCGATTTCATGATTTCGTGATATCACGATTTCACAAGGATCAAAATCCTAATTTTACCGTGTTAACAGAGTTAGGAAAACAAACCCCCTCTAACCCATTGAAATCATTGAGCTTTTAGCCGCGTAGGACGATAGTCCTACCCCCCGTACCCCGGCCCATTTCCAAAGTCCGGGGAAAGCGATCCTAGGACTAAATTCCGGGCGAACGAAGTGAGGTCACACGTGGGCGTAAACGCCAAAACATAAACAACGACTTGTGTGTGCGCGAGCGCGCTTGTGTGTCTCACACGATAAATTATTGTGCATAATTGAAAAAATAGTGCTTGACAACCGCGCCTGACGGCGGTATAATGGACTACAAGATGGGCAAAACGGCAATGGGCCGGCCCATATAGTCGCGACCGGTGCGAGAGGCAGGGGCCAGGGATTCGTCCTTGGCCTTTACCTTGTGGAGGTATTCCCTATGAAAAAATCTGTTGCTGTGAAGCCGCGTGAATATATGACGCCTAACGTCGCGGACCTACTCGACAAGTGGAATAGCCGACATCGCGTAGATCGTGAGGTTATGGGAGCGATTGAACTCGCTTACATGCGTGGTGAGAGCAGCGGGTACATAGAAGGTTTTAAGGATGGAAAGCGGCGGAGTAAACGCCGCGTGTGAGACACACATGAACAAACTACATATATATGTGATGGGTGTGTATCTATGTGTATACTATATATACTATATACTTAATATATATATACATAAATACTATACATATACACTATACATAATATATCTATACATAGTATACTATACTATACTATACTTAGTATTATATACATGAAAAACCGCAAAACACGTTCATAATGCAAATCGCGCATTACGGCATGAAAATGCAGGTGTGGCATTTTTGCAACACTACAATACGCCCGTCATCAATAACAACAACACAATAATAACCGCATTACAGGCGGCGATGACACCCGCCCATAACACATACCGCCCTATGCGACGGAACATCGGGAGACCGAAGTTATCTGAGTGTGACATTTATGCAACACCTCCATACACACAAGTCGAATAGTTGATTTTGACGAAAATCAGATAAAGAACGAAAGGAGAACAAACGTGGCCGAGGGGGGGCATGAGAAGGATTGGGATGTATACTTTGGGCGGTTTAGATCAGGAGATACGATGTGGGCCACGTGTGTGAAACACACATGGATTAAGAGTGCGGGAGCACTCGGGGGTTCATCGAAGATTGGATGAAGCATCCAGAGTATCACACTTTTTTTAGTTTGTCAAGCGGTATTTTCTCAATGTTCTGGGTTTGTTCCAACTATTTGACTTGTGTGAAACACACGGAAAATAATCCTTGACATGATAATTCACTTATAGTATAATATTGTACGTGGGACTCACAGATTAGTCATGCACTCTGTGTGTCACACACATGATCGAGCGTCAGGGTTCGATCGTGATCTAGGCCGGGGTGGTAGTTTTCCTGTCTATCATCCCGGCCTACCCATTTTTGGAGGGTGAAATGCGATCTAGTGCAGTAGTAAAAGGCGGAATGCACGCGAACTACGGTCCTACCCTCGACACGATTGGGCCATATATCACAGATAATTGGACCCGTCGAATAGCGCAATCACTCAGCAACAAGGGCGAATTTGCACTGAGATCGGTTCTCGACACGGTTCTAGGAGCTGCGCCCGGTACACTTGCGTCGTACTGGTACGCGGAAATCGGGGCGAGCCCAGAACTTGGCGGTGTGCGCCCAATCGTGCAGACGTATGTGGTCAACCGCAACACAGTAGCCCAAGACGTACAAGACATCCGTAATGCGTTCACGATGGCGAAGAACTCGAATGCAACGCAGGCCCAAAACCTGGATATGAACCCTCTCGGCACTCGGTAATCCTCCCCAAACTCGGCGTTGTGTGTGACACACAGCGCCTTTTTTGCAACCTGAAACTGGAGAAATCCCATGAAAGGCGCACTTAGTTCGAAGCCGAACTACCAGTTCAATGCCGAAGGCAACCTCGTGAAAGCCGCGGAGGATGAGCCTGATGAGGTCACGTTTCTCAGAGAATCTATTGTCCTCTTCGTTGAAGGTCAGTCAGGCAACCATCCTGCCGACGTTGCAGCAAGCAATGCTCCAGCGGACGTCATTCCGGAGGCGGCGTTAGACGTAAAGGGGACGAGGAGAGTGCTCTCGGAAAGCGAGCTTGAAGAGCAGCCAGGTTATGGTCGGCCCCTCGGCGATGATGAAACGTACCACGGCCACGAAGTGGCCACCGATGATGGGATGCCGTCAACGAAGCGTGGTCGCAAATCTAAGTGGTGATTTTGCGTGAGCAAAATCTATAAACCTCGTATCAAGCGGGCACAGGCCTCCCCAACCACGCAGCCTGTCCCTGTGCTTGCTCGAGTAGGCGACCCGTTCATCGCACCGGACGGGTCGCTTATCGCGCCCAGTTATCCTGAGGATTACTTTCCCAGGGTAAAAGAAGAGACTAAAGTCAATCCAGTGACGTTCCGGGCGAAACGCCGACGGAACATGAATGAGTTGCCTGGGCAAGCCAATATCATGAACGCAGTGGGTGCGGTCATGTTGTACACATTTTTCGGGGTTGGTGATCGTGAGATTGCCATAGCGTTAAAGTGTTCCTCTCAGGATATAGAGGAAATTCGTGCTCACACGGCATATGCTGAGTACCTTGAACTCATTGGCTCGGAGATCATTTCTGCCGAGAGTGAGAACATTACTCATCGCATTGCTGCTTATGCTCACGGTGCTCTCGATACAGTCGCACACGTTTCTAGGAACGGCAAATCCGAGACGAATCGATTGCGTGCCTCAATTGATATCATGGATCGGGGCGGATTTAACCCCAAAATGGTGGCTGAGAAACAGGTCTCACTTAAAAACGTGCTCCGTATCCAAGTACTCGATGAGTATGGCCAGGGTAAGAGCATGAATATCGAGATCAACACTGAAACAGGAGAGCCCAATGGCGATAGTACCGAACCTGGCGCGTCCGGGACAGGTTGACGGTTCGTACATCGCGCCGAACCGGAAGGTAGCGGCGTTAGGAGTGCCGCTGTACGCTGGCGAGGTTGTGATCAACCTTGCCGACTTAAAAACTTACGTGGCGGTGCCGCCGGTAAGCCAGGGGGGACTTGCTGCTACAGACTGGGTTCTGTATGGCTATGGTATTGGCCTCAACTAGGGAGAAGGACGATGGTTACGGGCAGCTTAGGTGCGAGTCGAGTGCGCGAGAGCTTCAATCCAAGTGGTGATAGCCTGATCGATAAGATCAAGCGGCACACAGCGGATTTGATCGATCTTTGCAACGATCAAATGCTGAAAGATACATGCAAAGACACGACTGGCACTAGCGAAATCATTCGTCTTTACTCGTTAGCGATGACCCACTACGAAGACGCTGCCATGTGGGCAGTGAAGGCAGCGACCACTCCAAAGTAGTTGTGTGAGACACACACGTGGCCCAGAATAACTACAAGTTGCGTAAAAACACTATCCACTGGGACTTTGATCAGTCCCGGAACAAGATCCAATTCTTCGGCGGTGGTTTTGCCAATGGCAAGACCACTGCTCTTGTCATTAAAGCTTTGAAGCTCTGCGTGGAGTACCCCGGTTCGAACGGGCTTCTTGGTCGCTCGACCTATCCGAAGTTGAACGATACGCTTAGGAAAGTCTTTTTCCTGTGGTGTCCCCCTGATTGGGTCAAGAAGATGCCGACCCAGGACGACAATACGTGTTATCTGAAGAACGGCACGATTGTGAATTTCAGGTACATCTCACAGCGAGGTAAGCACACAGTCGATGGATCGACCACGAGCAATTTGCTCTCCGCGACATACGACTGGATTGGTATTGATCAAATCGAAGACCCTGAGATTGTCCATAAAGATCTTCTTGATCTTATGGGCCGCTTACGTGGGCAAGCGCCCTATCGTCCTGAAGGAGCTGAAGACACTACTATGCCAGACTCCGGGCCTCGTTGGCTTATGTTGACGAGCAATCCAACGAGCAACTGGGTGTATAAGGAACTCATCAGACCGTTGCAAATCTACAAGAAGACCGGACGTAAAGTAGATCAACTTTTGGTTCATCCGATCACGGGAGTGCCAATCATTGACCTCATCGAAGGGGCGACTTACGCGAATAAGGAGAACCTCACAGAGGACTTTATTCGCACGCTGGAAGCGTCGTATCGTGGCCAGATGCGTAAAAGATTCCTCGAAGGACAATGGGCAGCCTACGAAGGACTCGTGTACCAGGAGTACGAAGAGAGTAAACACCTGATCACACGCGCTGATGCGATGGCAATTCTGTTCGAGTTACAGGGGAAATCGTATCGTGTCAGAGCCATCGAAGGATACGACTTCGGACTCTCTTCTCCTTCGTGTTATCTTTTTGGATTTGTGGATGACTGGGGAAGAGTCGTTGTTCTGGATGGATTCTATGAAAGGAATCTTCACTACACCAGACAGCCCGATAGAGTTCAACGCATTAGGCACAAATACGCTCATCTTATCGACGTGGATGAGAGCATTAGGGCAGATCCATCGATCTTCCGTCAGAAGGTTATTGAGAAGCACGTCGATACGGGCACTCCTATCGCACAACTATTATCAGATGCCGGAATGGAATGCAGACCTGCTACGAACGATGTTGTCACAGGAGTTGCAAAGGTTGGGGCTTACCTCGCGGACCAGCCTTCCCATGAGCACATCCTCACTGGCAAGTCTCCCGGCCCGCTTCTGTATTTTATCGATGATCTGGACTATATCACCGATGAGATTACTAACTATTATTGGGATCGTTCTTCGTCGGGCGAACATATTGATAAACCCATTGACCGAGATGACCATGCGATGGATGCACTCAAGTATATGCTCTCGCATCAGCCGGAACCGGCTCAGATAGAGATACCGAAATCGAAGATCATCCCGAAATATATGTTCTGGATGGAAACTGATGACGACGGACGCAACGCGCGGAGGGCTTTCTGATGGGCGCAGGCGTATGGTTCTGGCTGATCTACGTGATCTTCGGAGTGATGGGCCTTCTTGGAATGGGGCCGTGGTTCGGCAATCGTTGGGGGCCGTATGGGCCTCTTGGTGGATGGGTAATATTATTCCTCCTTGTGGGGCTTTTGGGGCTTCCTGTATTTGGGAACCCTGTCAAGTAGGAGTGTGTTATGAGGATCTCCGCAATCCTCTTACTCGCGCTCTTGTTAAGTGGTTGTATTGATCGTGGGGTGGTTCCTTATACCGCCGCCGAGGTCGATGCGATCAACGCAAGAACTGAATGCAAGCGGTTGGCTCGAAACTCAGTTGAAATTGCTCGCTGTGACACTCGATAACTCTGTGTGAGACACACAAATGGCTTCTGAATTTGATACCGACATGAATGATGATGACGATCCGTCAGGCGATACGTTTGACGTGAACGACTTCATCGATGGAAAGAAGCCTTCTCGTCCAAAGGACGAGAAGTCTGTGCCTATATACCAAGTCTACCCGGACTCCAAAATTCCTGTATCAAAGGCATATGGCTCGCTGTGGAGAACGATGATCGACTCGTCGTTAAAAGCAAATGAGCTTATCCATGAGGCATGGGAGCAATGCTTTTCCTATTACAATAACCATCAGGTCAAGATCCAGGGCAGCTCCAAAGGGACATTTGCCCGAGGTGACGTTACCGAGAATATGGTTTACAGTAACATTAACGTTATGCTGCCGGCAGTGTATGGGCGTGACCCGGACATTGCCGTTAATACAACCGATAAAGAGGACGAGAAGTTCGCAGAAGGTGCTCGCGCACTTTTGAATGCCCTTTTGAAGGGCAAGAACCTATTGAACTGCAAACCAAAAGTGAAGAAGGCTGTTGGCGTAGCCCTGATGACGAATTACGGAGTACTCAAGCTCGATTACGTTCTAAAAGCAGATTCTTCGGACTCCGCTTTGGATGAACTCAAGCAAGTCACTTTGGAGATTGAGCGAGCGAAAAACGCTAAGGCGTTGGAAAACGCTTATGGCAAACTCGCCGCGATTGAGTCGGTTGTGAACGTGTTCGAGGCCGGTGGACCAAAGTTAAAGAATGTTATGGCCAAGAACTTGATCATCGATCCAATATCGGAGATGCCTGATGGTACAGACGCGGGTTGGATGGCAGAGAGGTGTTTCATTCCGACAAATTTCCTTAAGTACAAATTCACTAGGAAAGAGGAAGACTCCAAAGACTGCTATTATTACATATTCAAGCCCTCGCACAAAGCAGTATTCACCAGCGGGTCGGGCAACACAAAGGACGATGCCTACGGCTTGGTTCTGGAAACTCTTGGGGCGGAGACTTCATTTCAAGAGAACGAGGAAGTCGGCGGGTACAGGGCTTTGTACTATACTGAGTGTTGGATGGTATGGGACAAAGCCACAAGACGTACCGCGCTCTTTGCCGCGGACGATTGGACGTATCCGCTTTGGGTATGGGACAACTATACAAAAACCACAAGATTTTTCCCATACTTTATCATTGGGTTTGGTCTATCCACAGGACAAACCACAACGGTTGGAGAGGTTTCGTATTACCTCGACCAACAGGACGAAATCAATCAGATTAATCGACAGGTGAGCCGGATACGCAACTCGATCTTTAACTTTTTCTTCTACAACTCACATAAGTTGTCTCAGGCCGACGCCGAACTACTCATGCAGGCTATCAAACGTGGGTTTGTCGATGAACAGGCAGTGGTCGGGGTCAAAGTCCCAGAGGGTTCGAAGATTGGGGATGTCTTCGAGGCTCTCGTTCCGCCGAGTCTTAACTATGAAGCCCTCTTTAATAAAGAACCCACCATCAACGCAATCAATCGAATCTCTAATACATCAGACGCAATTAGAGGTGTCCAATTTAAGACTAATACAAATGAAGCTAGCGTACAGTCTTATCAAGACGCGGCTCGAATGGCTGTGGGAGCAAAGATCGAGGTCGTCGAAGACGTGTTGAGTGATTTGTGCAAGGCATTGTTAGAGCAGTGTGTTCAGAATATGAGCAAACAAGAGGTCGAGTCGCTTATCGGTAAGAAATTGTCTGATGGTTGGGAAAATATGTCCCTTGACGAGTACAATAGGAAATTCGCTTTGGAGCTGGTCCCTGGAACCAGCGAGAAGCCCAATTCTGTGTTCAAAAAGAAAGAGGCTATTCAAGTCGCCCAAGCCATTGGCCAATTCGCTAGTGCGGCGCCTATGACTTCCATGAAAGTTGCGCTTCGCGTGCTCGAACAAGCCTTTACGGAGGTTGTCATCAAGCCCGAGGATTGGGACTTGATGGAAAAGGAAATGGAAATGAATATGATGCGGGGGAACTCCTCTGGAGTTGCCGCTCCCCCGCAACCCGGTCAGAACCAACCACCTCCTGGGGTCTCTCCTCCGCTGCCCGGAGGGGCTCCAGGCGGAGGACCTCCCTCAGCCGGAGGCCCTCCACCACCCGGAGTGGGGCCTCCTTCTCCGGGTGGCATCCCGCCCGAGTTGGCGAACTTGCCGCCAGAAGTTAAGGCCCAGGTTGAGCAAATGCACGCTCAAGGGGCACCGCCTGAAGCAATTGCTCAAATGCTCAAGCAGGCCGTTGCCCGGAATGGAGGTGGCGCACCTGCCCCTAGCCAACCACCTGGGGGCGCACCTCCCCGACCAACAATGCAGTAGTTGTGTGAGACACACAGGAGATTAAAATGGCGGGCCTCGACGGTAACGACTCTGTTGGAATGGAAGTTATTAAGGACTCGCTGAACCTGACTGACCAAGATTTGGCCCCGGAGACACCGGAGCTAGATTGGGGCGACGAAGGAGCTGACCCTTCGGGTCAGCAAGAGTTTGAGTCCGAGCCCTCTCCCGAGCCGGCACAACGTGAGCAATCGTATCAAGAGCCTACGTATCGAGAACCTGGGAGCCGGGAGGCTCCCTCTCGTGATCCTCTTAAACAGAATACGCTTAAGTTTGACCCACGGGCGACCTTTCGCCAGGATCAAAAGGGAAATCTCATTGATACTCGAACTGGTGAACTCATCGCCAGATCGGGTAGTGAAGCTCGTATTTACCAACGAGTTCACAAACAGGCGAGCGATTACATCCGAGCGGCGACCGGGAACATCCAAAACCAGATGCAGGGCGAGCGTCAGAAGCTCAATCGTGCAGTGGAAATCGGGCTTGGATTTGAGAAGGAACTTAGCGACCTCAAATCCTATGTCGGTCAGATTAATGCATATGAGTTGCCCCGCGAGGGGTTACTTGAAGCGGCACAATACTATAAACAGGCTCAAACCGACCCGGTAGGAGTGCTGAAAAATCTCCTAACACGTGCGGCGCTAGCCGGTGTGGACATTAGTCAATTGGGGATGGACCCTAAAGGTATCGATCCTCAGGCGCTCGTAGAGCAGATCCGGCGGGAAATTCAAGCCGGCATCGCTCCGGTCGCCCAATTCACCAATCAGCAAGTCCAGGAACGTCAGAACCAGCAGGTCGAGTCCCAATACCTCCAGCAAGCGGAGAGACAGGTTAACGACTTCTTTGGAAAGACGAGGGAGGCTATACCCTTCACTCATATCTTCCATGCAGTCTTACAGCAACCCCAGTTTCAGCATATGTCACTGGGAGAAATATGGGACAAGATCCAGCTTCACCTGATGCGAAACGGGGTAAATCCTAGCCAGCCCCCATCTCGCAGTCAGAGACAGCGACTAAGTGGCACCCGTGGAGGGCAAGCGCCCTCCAGGAGTCTGCCGAATGGGCAGGGTATGGCCCCATCCGGTGGTGACATGAGTGGGAGAGGTAATACAGGCCCTGCCCACCCAAGCATGTCATACGACGCAATCATACGAGAAGTCCTCGGCACAGCCCGCAGGTAACTTGTGTGAGTCACACAGAAACCGGAGGTTTCTATGGTTCTCGATACAATTATCCACTCAATGCTTGACAGGTCGCGGGCCAAGTTGATTATGGCCTCGGCGATCTCTGGCACGGTCAGTGCCTATCTGCACGCCAAAAAGCGTGTGGTCACGGAAGACGGCGGCCCGCAAATCACCAATCCGTTGATCACGGGACTCAATCCTAATGTTCAGTCGATGCAGTACTACGATACTGTGTCGATTGATCAGACCAACGAGTTCTCGACTGTGGAATACTATATGTCCCGCGTCGTGGGCTCGCTCATCATCTCCGATCAGGAAGAGGATGAAAATCAGGGCCGTGCTGAGATTTTCAAGATCCTCAAGGGAAAGATCCAGGCCCTCGATGAGTCAATCAAACGGAAGTTCGCCCAATATCACACATCGGTTGGTACTGGGTCTGATCCTAATGGCCTCGGCAATATTATTCCTGCTGACCCTACTGTGGGCTCCGTAGGTGGGATCAACCTGGCCAATGAGTCGCAGTGGAGGAGTTCGAGCTATGATTTCAACGGCACGCTTTCGCCGGAGAACATCGAAGAAGCCTTTGATGACATCATCGAGCTTGACCTCAACCGATCTACGGATGGGCAATCTTCTCCGCGACCCACGGTTATCTTCGCCGGTCGCAACATCTACCGAATGCACAAGGCTGCGGCGCGAGACAAGCAGCAAATTCAGCTCAAGGATTCCGGCACAGGTCGAAAGCTTGTCAACCTCGGGATCAGTGGAACGACCCATAACGGCGTTCCGCTACTCTTTGATGAAAAACTGGCGTCGAACGATGCCTACTTCATAAATGAGGAGTATCTCACTCTTCACGTTCTGCGTGGAGCGAACATGAAGATCAAGAAGCTCTCCTCTCCCTGGAACATGGATGCCACTGGCCGTCGCGTCGTCTGGGAAGGTCAACTCTGTACGTGGAGGCAATACCGCACCCACGCATACCTCACAAACACCTAGTCGCTTTGCGACTAGGTATTGTGTGTAACACACGAAAAATCGGAGATTTTTCATGGCTGTTTCGGGTATCCTCAATGGTTCGAGGCTCGCTTACGTTGTGGTCAAGCAGGAGGGCTCGGTCAAACGGGAGAAGCACTTTTGGACCAAAGACGGTATCAAGAAGAAGCTGGTAGACGAGGATGCCGGATATTTGGTCTACTTTCCACGTGGACATGCCGTCCGTATCAAATCTCTGGCGATGCTTCGTCACTACCAGCTCCACAAGGAGCCGAAGATCATCCAACTTGAAGGTCTGAACGATCCGAATAGTCCACTGGGTAAGATGTTCATGTCCCAGGACCAAGCCCTCCGACAGGCGAGCTATCACGAACTCGAGCAAATGGTGATCAACCTTGCCGAGTCTCGTGGCAAAATCGAAGTGAACGACTATGTCCCACGCGATCTGGATGAGGACGAGCGAGCGGCTTAGTCCTCCTAACTCATAGGAGAGATTTCTATGCTTCGTGATCGACAAGGCTTCATGCAAGGAGTGAACACGTATGTGCCCGGTATGCAGTTCAGTACTGCTCTTAATGTTGCTGAAGGTAGCGTGTTCTCTCTGGGCCGACCATTGGCCGCCGGGACGCCGACGACTATCAATATTCCGGCCAATGCGAGCGGGTATCTCTCCGCTCCGCTGGAACTTACTGACACCCCGTATGGTAGGAACCTTGTCTTGGCAGTGACTACCGCCCTTACCGGGTCTACTTCCGTCCGTATCTTCGGTGAAGATTACCTCGGCCAGCCTATGGTCGAGGATATCGTCGTCGCTGGTGGTGCGATGAAGAAAGCGTTCTACCGTATCCTTGGCGCACGCGGTATGCCGGGACACACGACCGCCGTAGCGGCGGTCACTGTACAGCGTGGGGCAAATCTTGGTTTGCCGTACAAGGGCTCCATCGAATGGGCCAAAGAAGCAAATGTCTTTATCGACCTGGCTTTTGCGAAGATCGTCGCGGCGGACTTGACCGATCCGGCAACTGCCACTACGGGCGACACTCGTGGGCAGTACATCCCCACGGCGGCGCCAGACGGTGTGAAGGAGTTCATCATCTGTATGCGAGCCGATGGTGCTGTGAACGCCAACAACAACGGTGGGCTTCACGGGATCAAGCAGTTCAACGCGTAACGAAATCGCGTCGCGATTTCGTGTGTGACACACAAGCGAAACGGAGTTTCGCATGGCCAAGACGATTCGAGAGATTGTGACCGACGCTCAAGAGTCGCTTGGGGATGTACCGGGTGCAGGCGTGCAGACATACGCGGACGACCGTATGTTTCGCGACTGCATCCGGGCATTCAACGTGTTCCACAAGAAATTCCCGTGGGATCAGTTCATAAGTTGGTCTCTCGTAGAACTCGATGGAATATCTGGAAAGATCAAAGATCCAGTGTTCCAGCACCTAAAGGACTTCGACGATATCTTCTCAGTTTTCCCTGAGAACTCCAACTTCGAAATCCCGATCTTAGATCGACGACGCAATCCTAACTCGCTTCGTGGAACGAGTGCTATGTTCTGGACGGCGTTACCCACAATCGATCCCGATTATCAGTGGAAGCGTGTCCAGATCATTCCTCCGACTACCACAGGCAAAGTTGTCATTTGCTGGAGACACTATCCCAGAGACTTTAGCGCGGCCGGTATTCAAACCCCGTGGGACTGGGATGATGTGATGGACCTCGATGAGGACATGCTTATCCATGCGGTTTCATGGCTAACGCTCTCTGGTGATGATATCAATGCCGGCGCAGCCACGGATCAGCAAAATCTTGCAGATGATAGGTTCCAGGAAATCACTGCTGGCCTAGCACGCAGGAAGATTACCCCGAACAAAACGGGTGGCGGAGTTCCATATAACTGGTATCCGACAAGTCCAAACCCCTAGGTTTGGAGTCTGCCCGTGGTTCACGCTTTTAAGAAGTCTAAGAAGGCCCGCCCGGCCTCCAAGTTGGACTCGTCCACTTTGAGAGGCTTCGGCGGCGGCTGGAATAGCATCGACGAAGACTTGTCGATGAAGCCGAGTTTTCAAGTAACTCTCATTAACTTTCACCGCACGACGAGCGGTGCACAGGCTGTTCGGTTCGGACAGAAGTTTGTGTGTGACATACAAGCTGTACACAATTCTCCAATCCTTGACGGGATTTATTACAACACATGGAATATCGTTTTTTGTGAAGACGGTTTCATCCTCAAGGTTAGTGAAACTGGTTCTACCATAAGCATCATTTGGTCTGGCTTTCCTGCTGGGACCGTCGCAGACGGTCCACTGATCAAGCAGGTGAGTTTCGTTCCGTTTAAGGACACGTTGATTATCCATACCGGGCAAACCAAACCTCTTGAGATCAAACCCACTATGGTTTGTGACTACCTTGCCGATCCGGTCGGCGGCAATGCTCTCACCCCGATTGGCAAATACGGCTGTGTAGCAGCCAATTATCATTGCGTTGCGAACATTATCACGACCAAGCTCGAACCGCCAGTGACCGGGGTAATCGTAGTTGACGAGCGAAAACAGACTGAGATTTACATCAGCTCTAAGGGCACGTCGGGTGTGTTCCCCGGAGATACCGACCCGAACGACTCCATAGCAATCGATGTAGGGGCGTATGCCCCTGAGGGCGCAGCTGCGATCCGTGGGATCGCTGGGTTCAGAACGTATCTTCTAGTGTTCTTGCAGAATATCACTCTACAAGTCAAACTTGGGGAGTACGACGATAATGGTGCTCACGTTCCAAGGTTCCCAGACACTCTACCACAGTTTGGGCTTTTGGGCAATCGGTCCATCGTTACTGTTGAGAACGATATCATGTTCTGCGGCCTCTCGGGCCTAGCTTCAGCTAAGCGCAATCTGTACGCTCCCGACTCGATCACTTCAGACTTTCTCTCAACTGCCATATCTAATACGTACCGTAAGATTACAGGTGCGCTCTCAAACGATGACCAACTAACAAAATCATTTGCCGCGTTCGACAAGCTGAATAACAACTTCATGTTGTTCATGCCGGAAGGCAAAGTGTTGTGTTACACGTTCAATCCACATCTTAAGATGCGTTCGTGGTCACAGTTCGAGGACATGGATTGGACGGCTGCATGGGCGAGTATTTTGGGGCGTATCTTCCTCACGAAGGGAACAAAGATATTCCTTGGAGGCAACGGCACGTTTGAGGATGAGAACTTCTACGCCGACCGTATCGGTGATCGGGATTACACATACGCACCTAGCCATTCGTTTGTCGCTGGCGATCTGGTATACGATCCTCAAACATTCGAGGTGTGGGCATGTCTAGCGAGTTACCTAGGAACAGCAGTACCCACTTTCGCACAGGAACGTATCAACAACCCGGACAAATGGACTCTGTACGAAGGACTCGCAATCCAAATCGAGATGGAACTCCCTTGGATCGATGGCAAAGACCCGCTAAAGCTAAAGCAACTCCGCTACGTAAGCATAGCCACGAAAGGCGACGCTGAGTTCACGTTCGAGGCATATGTGGACAACCTGTATAAGGACGTAGATGGCAATGTCATACATGCACCCTCCGTATCGATGGCCTTTATTGGCAATGACGCTTATGGTTACGGCTTCGATGATGGCTACTATGGTATGGGCCGGCGTTCTCGTGACCCTCGGCTTTTTGGGATGCCCGTGAAATTCAAATCAGTGAAGTTCAAGCTCTGGGGAGCGACTACCAAAAAGCTCGAAGTTATCAATCTGTCGTTCCTGTACGCTCGAAACCGTATAAGTGGTTACGTTCGATAGTTGTGTGTCACACACAAGGATGAGCGAAGCTCATGACCACAGACTTCACTCCAAACTTTGGCCTCGCCCTGCCGGACTTTCGTATGGGTCCCTGGCATGACTTGTTAAATGGCGATATCACGAAGATCGATCAGTTGTTAGCCACTGCTCTCTCTTCGTCGAACGTAGTCGCCTGGGCTAACAATACACATTACGCCGGTGGCATATCTGTTCTGGACGAGACAGACGCCACGATTTGGATGTGTGTGGTTGCCCATACGAGTGCCGCGAGCGGGACGTTCGCTCAAGATCGAAGTGCGCATCCTACTTACTGGACAAGATTGCTTACTGGTTTCGCCCCTCGTGGCGAGTGGACAAATAACACGAATTACTTCCCATACGACCTTGCATATCAATCGCACTTGGGCATTTTCGCCTTGTGCGAACAAACTCATGTGAGTAATCCTACCGGAACGATCAAAGACGATCAAGCATATTGGGCGTTCCTATGCGATTTGTCGACCTCAAACTTGGCTGCTGCCGTTACGGTCACGTACTCAAACGCAACGTCACCAACGTTACCTAACACGAATGTTCAAGCCGCGATTGACAAGCTGGAAGATTACGTTACGAGTTTGAACAACGTGAACGTTACACAAGGCAGTGATATCGCCACCTTGCGTACCGATCTGAACAATGCTATCGCAACGTTGAACGCGAGCATCACAAGTCTGTCCAACATCACAATGAAGCTTGCCGGCAATCAAGTCACTACGGGCGGCTTTAGGATCACACCATTTAACGCCGGGAACTCTGTTCCTAACTTCGTGCCAAATCCGATGAATGGAAATTACCAATACGTCAGTAATGTAGGGGCATTCACATTCCAGCCTCCTGTAAACGATTGTGCGATGGACGTTCTCATAATAAATTCACCTACTGCCGGTACTGTTGCATTCCCTGGGTTCTCTGTGGGTCTAAACATTGGGGATATTATGACCAATGTCAATGGTCATAGGTTCCTCATATCGCTCCGACGCAT